TGCTGCTAGACGGGTTGACCCGTGGGTTGAGTTTGAAGTTAAATGTGGTGAAGAATTTAGCTGGTCAAACTGTACCTCATTTATTTGCTTTCGTGCTGAATATGAATACCGACACATCGGAGATAACAAATGATTGCAACAACAGCTTATATTCTAATTAATACCATTGTAGCGTTTGGCGAAGTTACACAAACTACTACAATCTTTGCAGACAAGCCATCGTGCGAGTCAGCAGCAACAAGGCAGGACTTTGTATTGAAGTCACTTGAGGTACATGGTAGATGGAATCTCACCTGCCATCCTTACTCATTAACAGAGGATAAAAAATGAAAGTAACACTAGTTCAGAATACACCTAATCCAGAGGAACATATTGGTCTACTTGCAGGTATCTGCTACGGTAAGACAGGTGAGCAATCACCAGAGCAGTGTATCAAGAGAGCTTACCACTGCGTAACTAAAGGGCATTTATCAACACTGCGCTTTGCTCATGCTACGTTTTTAGTTGAGGGTATTAGCCGTATTTGTTCACACCAGTTTGTTCGCAGTAAGCACTTGGATTTCCTGCAACGTAGTCAGCGCTATTGTAATGAAGAAGAAACTAATGTGGTTATTCCAGAAAGTATTAGCAAATATGACGTACAGGATTTTGTTTATAACGCTCAAATATTATATGAAAACTTAATTAAAAATGGCGTTAAGAAAGAAGATGCACGATTCATCCTGCCACAGGGTACAACAACAGAACTTCTTGTAGTAGGTAACTTCCAAGCGTGGTATGACTTTATAAAACTGCGCAGCGGCAAAGAGGTGCAGTGGGAGATACGAGCAGTAGCGCATGAGATTAACCGTCAGCTTCATAGCATCGCACCTAACGTTTTTGTGGAACTAGACGATGAATGACTTTAGACTGTGTGAAGAATGCGGTGTTAAAAAGCCAGACATTCTTTTTGCTAAGCTGAGTTTAACTTGCAAAATGTGTATGCATCAAATGGGTATGCAAAATGCAATTCAAAGACGTAAACGTAAAGACGAAAGTTCACTAGATAATAAACTGTGCAAGAAGTTTTTAAAGATGCACATCATTAAACCTACAGGCTGGGAGCTAACACTATGAAAGACAAACCAAAAACAATTTACAATGCCTACACACAAGGTCAGTTTTATACAGGCGATTCTGTACATAATTCTCTAAAAAATGAGCATGGTGACACCTTTGCTTACTGGTCAACTCAGCCTTCTAGTAATGAGGACATGGTGAACTCCCCTCCCCACTATGCAAATGGTACAATAGAATGCATTGATGCAATGGAAGCGATGCTTACGCCAGAAGAGTTTATTGGATATCTAAGAGGTAATGCATTTAAGTACATGTGGCGCTTTAGAAACAAAGGAAAAGCATATGAAGACTTGCAAAAATCGCAATGGTACGTAAACCGTTTAATATCACTATATAACCCAAGATGATTACATGGTCTGACTTGGTGCTTCCACCAATTAATTTATGGTCGCTGCCAAGTCAGCCGAATTTAACGAGAAAGAAAAAGATGGCAACAGAAGAAGGGAATACAGACCTCGCGGCTTATCATGAGGAGTTAATCCGAGAGAAAGCTATAGCCGCTATTAGAAAAAAAGCGGCAAAGATGGATATTAGTAACCATGACGGACATTGTTGGAACTGTGGTGAATTTACCGGTTACGCAAGAAGGTGGTGCGATGCAGACTGTAGGGATGTTTATGAAAAACGATAATGAGATTAAACCTCACATCAGAAAGATTCATAACTTCTGGGTGTGTTACAGTGCATGGGATACGATGCCTTGCACAGCTGACTCACCAGAAAAGGCTTATTACCGATGGTTAGTTAAGAACCAATTACATTTAGAAAAGGATAGACAAAATGCCGTATAAGAATCCAAAAGATAGAAACTACAAACATGAGCATGAGCTTGAAATGCAAAAGCCTAAAGCGAGAGAGTTACGAGCTGATCGTCAACGTGCAAGACGTGAGATGGATAAAGAAGGGGTTGTTCGCAAAGGTAAAGATATAGATCATAAGAAACCACTTAGCAAAGGAGGTTCAAATACTAAAACTAATTTGCGTTTAATTGATCCTGAGGTGAACCGTGCGTTCTCTCAAGCTAAAGGTAAAACTGTTAAAAACAAAGCACCAGGTAGTCGCAAAGTGAGTAAGTAATATGGCTAATAAATTATTCATAAGTGAAGGTAAGTTTTATGTAGTTGCAGCGTCACAGAAAATAGTTAAACTTCCCAATGATAATCACCTAGAGGTTGTTATCATCGATGCCGCACCAGAGTTCACTGTAAAAGAGGGTAGACGCTCACACTCACTTGCTGTCGTCATGGCTAACAGAATTGATGGGGATGTGTTCTCATTTACGGTAGATGAAGAATCTATATTTGGAGATGAAGTTCACAATGAGCAAAAGCTAAAAACGTATCTTGATAAATGCTATAGCCATTCTCTACCTATATTTGGCGTTGTAACGCGACTTAATATCGTATCTAATGATGTGTATGCTTATGTTGCTTTCTCGGCTGTACGCGCTTTAGATGAGCAAAGCGTAGTGTTGACAGATGCCCTTTAGTTACGCAATGTGTCGCTCTCTTAATACACTGCTCTGGTGATTGCTCACCAGTCTTACCGTAGCATATACCTGCAAGTAGACCGATGTGTTCTTCTGGGTTGGGCGTGTGTTGAACTAGTGTTACTTTCATTTCTTTTTCTCATTCAATTCATTCATTAAAAATTCAATTCGCGCGTCCCATAACTTTGTAAGTTCTTCTTGCATAGTTGTATATTCCTTTTCTAACTTTTCATATTTTGCAAAGAATTCATCTGGGACTTCCATTATGTATCTTGAATCCTCGGAGTAGGTATCTTTAGATAAAAACAAAACCTCTATCCTATCTTCAAAATTTAAAATTACTTTCATTTCTTATCCTCGTTTAGCAAATAGGGATGACACGTTAAGTTCCATCTACCGTCTACCTTAATTGATTTCAGCGCAAAATATTGGCGCAATGCTACTTTTTCACATGATGCTTTATCTGCAAACGTAGCTGTTGATTGCGATATGTTACCGTTGTTTATAAGTGTGCTGATTAAAATATAGGCTGTTGTTGAAATCATTTGTCATCTCCTATGTAGCGGTATTCAGCATCATGAAAAAAACTAATAGTAGAAATGGTTTTTTCCCAATTCCCACTTATGCTGTTCTTGTATTCAAACTCCCTCCAAGGGTCAACCCGTCTAGCGGCTACTTCTGCAAACTTAGCAATTAATGCCGCGTGTGGGTGTGGTGTGATTACTGGTGCAGGTCTTTCAATTATTACTGAATCCCATAAGTCTGAACCTAACGATTCGGTAACCCAATACAATCTTAATTGCGCTTTAGTTACGTTTTTAGGCGCATCGTTCCAATCTACTTCAATCTGTTGCGAAGTTTGTTTTTCATTCCACTCTTGAATAACTTTTTGCATTTCTGATGTTGATGATACGTTATCAAGCTGTAAATATAAATCTTGTATTTGTTCTTCAGTTAGTAAGCTCATTTCTTATCCTCTTTTACTTTTAACGTATGCAATTCACCAATTCTACTGGCATTAAGCAACCATGCTAATTGACGTAAATATCCTTGTTGCTGTTTTATATATTGTTCTGCTGTTATTTCCCTGTACTCCCAAAGCCACCGCGGTCAGTTAAACTGCTGAATTCTTCAACCTCTACAAACTCTGCTCGTATTACTGGTGTGAATAACATTTGGGCAATGCGGTCTTGTGGGTTGATTTTGTAAACGCCTGTACCAGTATTCTTAATAGATACAAACAATTCCTTCTGGTAGTCTGCGTCGATTAGACCTACAGAGTTTCCAAGTTTAATACCGTAGTTATGTCCTAAGCCACTTCTCGGAAGAATCAAAGCCGCAACTTCACCGTCAAATACATTGATTGCTAAGCCTGTTGGAATCAATGCAGTTTCACCTAAGTCTAATGTCATGGCTTTGCTGAGGTTTGCTCGCAAGTCTACCGCTGCTGACTTCTCTGTAGCGTAGGTTGGGATAACTGCTGTTTTATCTAATCGCTTAATTTCTATTTTCATTTTGTTTTCTCACATTGGCAATGGGCTTTCTCATTCTGTTTTACATTACTAACATCACTAATAAACGCTAACCCTACTAATATTAATACCAAACCTGTCCAACCTAATAATTCATATTGATACATTCTCTTTCTCCAATACATAGTCAGTCAAGTCACCAATAACCTTAATAATTTCGTCTTGGTGGTAGTCGGGCACATCTGTTTGCATAAAGACATACATCTCTAAGCCAGAGAGCAGTTTTAAGATTCTCAATGCTTGTTCTTTAGTCATTGTTTTTCCTCTTAAATCTTCTTCGGCTTTTGCATAACCTTTTTTGTATTCATCCAACCCTTGCCGAGGAGTTATATTAAGTTGTTTTATTACACCTTCAATTAATTCATCGCATTCTTTTGCATTCATAACGCATCCTCATTAATAACTTCTTCAAAAGAATTAAAAAAATCATCCTTAGTTGTGACATACATTTCACGAAGTTTGTTTGCATTAAAATAAGCAATACCCTCAACCCAGTCACCGTCAATTTTTACATGACACGCAGTTTCAAGTAAGCAAACGTCACCATTTATTTTGTTCTTGTATTGAATACTCATAAATCAACCTCCCCAGAATTCAACATATCGCAAGCACGTTGTGCTAAATCATAACTTGTAAAATAAGGTGTTTGCACTCTAGAATAAGTATCTATACCAATTCTCCATTTAGGGGTATCACCGTTCCAATGATATAAATAGAGTTTTTCTTCCCCATTTTCCCAATCCACCACATCATCACCACACAACTCATCACGCAATGCTAACAGACGATTAAACCTGCGCATCTCAACTGCCGCGCGTTGCGCTTGTTCTTTAGTTTCTCTGTCAAATACATTTGTTGAGCTCAAACATTCAACATAATATTGTCCACCTTTAGGCTGCCACTTTGCTACAGGTTCAGCAACAATGCGTGATTCCAATTCAGCAACCTTTGCTTTTAATTCTTGTAATTCTTTTTGTAAATCTTTCATTTTGTTCTCTCCAATATTGTTTTAAGTTAAGCCTTGTGTGATCCATATCTATGTCGTATCGCAGGTTTAATTCGTCCATCATTCTTGGTCGTGACTTCCTGCCGTAGTAATAAAATTTACCACGCTCGGTTACTGGCATAAATCAACCACACTTAGAGCTGGCACAGTTTAAACAAACTTTGCAGTTATCCATCATAATAACCGCTTTGGTATTACACTCATCACATAAGGTGGCATTGGCAGGATAACCAGATTCTTCACTTCCCATTACTTCTTCACGCTTTGCTTTAATAAACGCTTGCTGATGCTCATCAATCACAGGCTTAATTACACCAATAGACTTTAAATGTTGCTCGATAACTGTTCCTATCTCAGCTACGAGTGATGGCATATACACACCACCGCGTTTATAGTAACCACCCTTCGGGTCAAAAACATTCTTGAGTTCTTCAACAAGGAACGTAGAGTCACCGCCTTTGCGCCATACAGCAGACACTAAGCGTGTTAATGCAAGTACCCATTGAAAGTGCTCCATGTTCTTAGAGTTAATAAACATCTCGTAGGGGTGACGCTCGTCACCATTCAGTACCATATCGTTGATGGTGATATACAAAGCGTGCTCGCTCTGAGGTGTCTTAATCTTATATGTTGTCCCCTGCAGATACTCTGGTCTAGGTAGTAGCTCGTGCATCTTCTCTACGTCTGCGGATACTGCAGGTTCTTCACTCTTATCGACTACTTTGTACCCAACAATCTTTTGTTCAATTTTTTGCATCGTTTTTCCTCTTGTCTTTTTACGTAGTCGGGGGATAGTGTGTGTAATTCTCCACAGTTATATGCCCATAAAACACCCTCTATCATTTTTCTGTCAGTGAATATCTTTTCGTAATTTATTCTGTACGTCATAGCATCACCAGTTTATGTCCAGAGTGCATCTTGTGTCTTATTTGAGATAGGATTTTTAGCATATCTTCTTCTACCCAGTCATCTTCCTCTAGGTATTCTTTAATAAGTAACAGTTTTTTAATATCATCTGGTTCAGCCATTACTACCTTAGTTAGTTTTGTTGGGGTTTGAAAAGGGAAATCATTATATTCCCCGTTAGGTGTTTTAAATGCTAAGTTCATGCTCATACTCACCTCTGATGTTTTATTACGTTAAAGATAGGGCGTTGTTCTTTGCACTTGTCGCACTCTCTAAAGCCCCGACTTTGATACACTCTCCAATGGTCATGCTTGCAATTAGCTACACTAGGAGAGGTGATTACTACTTCTACTTTCTTAACTTTGTTCATGACAATCTCATCATTAAAACTAATACCCAAACATATAAAGTTAGCGAAACCGCGTCATCTAAGGTCATCATCGTCATCCTTTATACTAAACTCTACTGCAAAGCAGATTATGGTGAATGTAATCACCGCCCAATACGTCATCTCAGCCATCGAGTACCTCTTGTTCTTCCATTGCCCTGAGCATCAGCTTGAGTTGCTGTATCTCTGCGAGCAGTTTTAGTTTTACTTTCTTTAACTCTTTCTTGTTCTTCTGCGCCATCTCAAGGCGTTTAAACATTTCTTCTTTAGTCATTTTCTTTACCTTCTCTCAATCTGTTCCATTCTTCTGGGTCATTACCAAAAGTCTGCCTAAACATCCAAGGATTTAATGCCGCCATAACATCCATTTTGCACTGTAGGTTTGTTAGACCGTTCTCTTTCTGGTAATGTTCTATATCTTTCAGCATTGACTTTATTACTTCATCTCTAGACATAATCATCTCACCACCATATCACCTTGCGCATTGCGCTGAATCTCGTAAATACCATAGACTTTTTGATCTCGTATCATAAATTCACCAATCTTTGTTTTGATTATTGTTTCGTCATTTCGATGGGTAAAATTATCAATTAATGCTCCGCCACACATACCTACTACAAATATGACTATTTGTACCACCGTTTCAAAGTTGTCGTTCATAACTCCACCATTTTAAATTTAATTCTATTTTTAGCTGCGTCCAGGTTGTCACGTTCCCAAACATAACTTGGTCTGCTTTTACTTACCTGCATGGTTCCACAAGGGTGGTAACCTAACTTTTCTAAGTGAAATAACAATGTGTTTGGGTGAATCTTGTGCATAGTGCAATATTCTTTAATTGTCATAGCTGTCATTCCACCACCCCAGTAGCTGAATCATTACATATCACAGTGATGATGCGAGTCGGTCTTTTGCTCATCTGGTAAGCACCCACCGCGAAGTTCCACTCTTCTCTTGCATTAGTGCAAGCACCCATAGAATCATAGGGAATTACACTCGTAGTGTAACCAATGGTTTCTTTAGTGGTCGTGTGTCCTTTCTTATCTGTGTTTACGTCTACAGTAAGAAAGCTAAGTGTTAGGACTAATGTTGCGCTCATGTGTAACTCCTTATGCTATGAATGTATTTTTATTATCAATTCTGTCTTGTATAAAATCCATATTCTCTCTAACTAATGGTTCTATACCTTTAATCAATTCTTCTTGTGCCTCATCATTTACCATCATAAACAGTGAGGCTAATCCTTTATGAAATACAATGGAAAGTTCAGCCATATCATCAGGGTCACCCATTGAGTCTTTGAGCAACTCGTTTACTATTTTTATGTACTTAGCTTCTTTATTCATCGTTTTTTCTCCAGTACAGCGTTGCGTAACATCTTACGCAGTCTTGTGTTTTCAGTTTGTGTAGCACTTTGCATAGCGGCAAGGATGAGAAATAAAAGTATCATCACAAGGTAAGCTACGTTAGATGTATCTAACCATTGTAAAAAATTAATTAGCTTTTCCATTATTCTTCTCCAATCTCAGCCGTTATATTTACTTCGGTACTGTAGTACCCATTTGACTCACCAACCCAACGAATTGTAACGCCACCTCGTATAGTGTCGAACTTATAAAAAGTCCAACGTGATTCTAACTCCAAGTCGGAATCTTCATTGACTTCATTAGATACTTCCTCTGCGACAACCAGTGGCTCGCCTATCAAATCACATAACCTACCTACAATAGACTCTATAAATACACTTTCGCAACATTGGTATTCATGGTGAAACAACACCTTCATACCATCTTCAAAGATAAACTCTAACTCCGAGCTACCCTGCGCATCAACAAGCACGTTGATTTTTTTAGCAGCCCGTCCAACCATTTGACTGATGTCAAAATTTCTTATTTCTTTCATTTTGTAACCTTAAAAAAGGCACCGCGTGTGCGGTGCATAGTAGGAGTTGTTATTGCATTAATGTTTCGTAATTGTGGTCTGATTTAAAATCTGGTATGCGAATATCAGATTCATTTTCCACTGCTTTGTTGTAAATTTTAATGACTTTGTCGTCAATGTGTTCGTATACTAAATTTATTAACTTTGATGATGGTTCAAATTCTTCACCGTCATTATCAATTAAGGTCATATAGTCAACATAGCACTCGCGGTCATCTTCTGTTTCATGGTGAAATGTTGCTGGTCTATATGAACCGCTTAATGTTGCTTTAGCTACAACGCTTATTG